TCATACGGACATCATAAAATCCATCCTGATGAATTAGCAAGACAAGCTCATGTCAAAGGACATTTTGCTGCTAAAGAAAGGGAGGATTTTTTTGATGAAGTATACGGTGAGGTTCTTGTTGATTACTTTTTAGAGTGGTTAAAGACTGAATCTCATGAAACTAAAACTCGTGAGTTCCTCTACAGTTCTGCTATGGCATTAGGTAGTGTCAAAGAGAAAATGATAAACTTCGAGATGTATGGGAAGAACATACCACACCTACAGGAGGACAATAATGTATGAAATAAATTATAATCAATTAATCCAGAACTATGATCAAATGATAAATACTCTTGAGTATGACTCAATGCGTAGTGGAGGTAAAGCAAAACTTAATGCTCCAACACTATTTCATTTATATGCTATGAAAGAAAAGTATGAATCAAAAATGATTAAACCTGCTAAAAAGGAGGTAAAGAAGAATGGATAAAAATACCGAAGCAAAAGTAGACTCTACCCAAATGGATGACTCTACAGCAACGGATAGTCGAACAGAAGAACAACTGCTGGCTGACATTGTAGCGAACTCCGAGTTCACTGAATCTCTACCCAATGAGCAAGACGTTCCTGAGTTAGACACGGAAGAACCTGTTGAAGAAGACCCAGAAACAGAGGAATCCGAAACTGAAGAAGTTGAAGAAGAAGTTGAGACAGAAGAAGAAGAAGCTACAGATGAGGATGATACGTCTACCCAAGAATCTGAAGTGTACACTCCTGATGACTTAGACTTAGATGCTAAAGTTGCTATTAAAATAGATGGCGAAGAAACTGAAGTATCTTTTAGTGACCTGATTAAAGGTTATTCTACTGAACAACATCTTTCTAATGAGGGTCGAAAACTTGGCGATGCAAGAAAAAAGTTAGATGAAGAATATGAAAAGAAATTTAAAGAGATAAATGATCTTGGACAAGCTTCTTCAGAAATACTTTATCGAGAAGAGCAAGCCTTAGCAAAAGAATATCACGAAATAGAATCTCAAATAGATAAAGCTAGAAAAGATGGTGATACGTATGAAGTTAATGAATTAAAAGATAAACGAGAACAAATTCAAAAGAACTATTGGAATGCTAGAAATGGCAGAGAAAAATTAGTAAAGCAAGTTCAAGATCAAATTCAAGAACAAAATACAAAACAATGGAATGAGCAATTAGAAAATTTTAAAAAGGCTATTCCAGAGATGATACCTGACTTTAATGAAAAGACAGCTAAAGCAATAAGAGACTTTGCAATAGCAGAAGGTATACAACCAGAAGTTTTAGATACTATTGTAGATCCTGTAATAGTGAAGTTTGTAGATGACTACAGACGATTAAAACAAGGAGTTACTAAAGGCAGTGCTAAAAGAAAAGCAACTGTCGTAAAGAAAGCTCCTGTTCGTAAGGCTAAAACTAGGTCTCAAAAAGAAGTAGATCAAGAGACTAAAATAAGGCAACGAGCTTTTGCTGAAGATTCTTCTAATGAAGATCAAATGGCGTTTCTTCGAGGACTTGCAGAAAAATCATTAAACTTTTAATACCTCGGAGGGTATAATACAATGGCTACATTAGGCGTAAGAGCTTCAGGCGGACCACAAGGTCCAGCTAGAGCAACCAGTGCAAACGTCTCTCAAAGAGAAGACCTTGCAAACTTTATTACGATGATAACAAGAGATGAAACTCCTTTTATGTCATCAATCGGAAGTGCGAAAGCAACTGCTATTTATCACGAATGGCAAACAGATAAACTAGAAGTTCCAGGAAACTCAACTATCGGAGAAGGTACAGACTATTTAGAGCCTTCAGCAAACGGTGGTGGAGGAGTAGGTACTGACGGTGCTTTCTTTAATAAATCAGGTCCAAACAGAACTAGACTAGGTAACTATACACAGATTAATGGTAAGACTATTGCTGTGTCAGGAACTAGAAGGGCTGTAGATCAAGCTGGTGTTGCAGATGAATACGCATATCAGTTAAAGAAAAGAGGCACAGAGCTAAGAAGAGACGTTGAGCATGATATGGTTCATTCTTTTAACGTATCTGCAGCTGTCGGTGCTCAAAACGGAACTGCAAGAACTGCAGGTGGATATCAATCATTCATCAATAGCACAGATACTGTTAACTACGTAGGTGGTTGGGCAGCTCCAGCTACTGCAGGTGATGGTACACAAGTTGTAAAATCAGCAGCAGCAGGTACAGGTGCTCCAGCAACTGGTTCATTATCATTATCAGAAATTGATTCTGTTATGCAGAAGATTTATGAAGAAGGTGGTAAAGCAACTAAGATTATGATCTCACCTAAGTTAAGAAGAGATTTCTCAGACTTAATGATTAGTGATACTGGTGTTGTAAGAAATATAGATGAGAAAGGAAAGTTAAGACAATCAGTAGATGTATACATGTCAGACTTTGGTGACCTAATGGTTGTACCAAACTATATCATGGGTCTAACTAATAACGTTAGATTTACTACTTCAGCTGGTCCAGGAAATAACTTAGCAGCAGATACTAACGTTGCTAACTTCTCAGCACTTATTTATGACCCACAGTGGTTCGCTATGGCTTCACTAAGACCTCTAAAAGAAGTCGATGTAGGGCAGAAAGGTGATTCCACTATCGGTATGATGGTTGAAGAGTCAACTCTAGAAGTACGTAACCCATCAGGTTGTGGTGCTATCTACGGTTTAGCTTAACTGTTATTATAAGGGAAGTCAAAGAATGGCTTCCCTTTTTTTATATAGGAGTATAAAATGGCACAAAAGAAAAAGAGTTTCTTTGAAAGTTTATTTAGTTTTAAAATGCCTGAAAGCAGAAAAAAATTAACTAAGAAATTTAAAGATGCTTCTAAAAAGAAAAGTAGTCAAAGTTTAGAATCTGCTAAAAAGTCTGTTAATAAACAAATATCTGAAAGTCGTAAAAAGAATTTTGGTACAAAAAAATCTGGACCACCTAGCTCAGATAAAAGACTTAAAGATGTAGTTAAAAAGCTTGTTCCGTCTGCTATAGGTGATACAAATAAGCCTACAGCTAAGCCAAAGAAAAAGCCAAACATAGCTAAACTTAAATACGGTATGGGTCAAGCCGATTCTATGTCTAAAGCTAAAACAAAACAAGGTCCACCAAAACCTCCAGCATCAATTAAATCAAAAATAAAGTCTGAAAGTAAATTAGATTCTAAAGGTAATTATAAAGGAACAAATATTAAGCCTACTAAATTACAATTAAGTAGAATGAAAAAATCAAAAAAGAATACAATGTCTAATATTACTGGTTCTGAAATGATGAAGAAAAAGAAAGACGATGGTAAAGCACCTATGTATGAAAGCAAAGGTACTAAAGGTGGAGTTAAAATGAAAATGGCTAAAGGCTATAGTGCTGGCGGTCAAGTATTTACAGGGAGATAATAAATGCCAGGAACAATGACACCAAAGAAAGGTATGAAAAAATATACAGGTAAAGGTAAGCCTATATTTAATCCAAAGACAGGTGCTGTAGAAATGAAAGCTATGGGTGGTAAAGTACAATACAAAGCCTATGGTGGAAAAGTAGATGATAAAAACTACAAAGGCTGTGGTGCTAATATAATGAGAACTAAATAGGAGAAGGTATTAAAATGCAATACATAGAACATATAGCGGCTAATGGAGTCGTTACTCATGTTCCAACAACTGGTTGCACCTTTAGAGTCACACAAGCTGCAACTTCAGTCAGCGGAAATAGTGGTACAAAAGTAGGTGCAACAAGAAAGGTAACTCACTTTTCTGTATTAGGATCAGGTGGTGTACCTGTAATCCCAGCAGTTGTACTTGGTACAGGAGTTAAAGCAAGACTCGGATATTTTAATAATAATGGTCATTTCAATTATATTACTGATGAAAGTGTTGGACCATAAAGGAGATAGAGGACATGGCAAAGGAAAATAACTTTGTGTTCTCAAGTGCCACTGTAGATCAAAAGGAAAGCATAAAAGCCGATTTTGATTTACAGACTGGCGATTGGGAAGCTAAACAAAATGTAGATCAATATATAGAACACGCTAAACATGAAAGAAGTAGACAAGATTACTTTGGGAAAACTAAAGGTGGTTATAGAAAGATGGCTACAATACCAGATATTGTTGCTATAGAGATATTGCAAAATCATAAATTAGATTTGCATGATCCACTCTTTATGAGTAACCCAGCTAATCTAACTAAATTAAAAAAAATTTTAGTAACAGAATATCGTGATTTAGTGATCAACACTTAGGAGTAAGATATGGCATTAACATATACTGAACTTACTACACTCGTTAGAAACTGGTGTAACCGAGACGAAGAGGTTGTGAGTGATGCAATCATTCAAGATTGCTTAAAGTATGCCGCAGATAAGGCTTACCGAACACTTCGTGTTCCTCCTTTAGAAAACGTAGCAATATACGAAAGTTCATTACTAACGTCAGCAACTGCTTTAAGTCAAAGTGGATTAACAGTAACTGAGTTACAATTACCTTTTGATTTAATAGAGTTTATACAATTTAAAGAATTAGATAGCGATGGAAAAACACTTAGAGTGTTTAATGAAAAATTAGATATAAGAACATTTAATGATGTTAATGCAGAAAAATATTCTAACATGAATTACTGGTCAAGGCAAAGAAATGTTGTTTTACTTACTCCAGGATTTAATAGTACAGGAAATGCTAATAGCATAGAGTTACTTTATTATAGAAGATTACCAGCATTAAACGCATTGTATTCAGTTACAGTATTAAATTATAATGCTGGATTCTTAACAACAAGTGGAGCTGGAGCTAATGTACAAGGTTCTGCTTTGTTATACTTTAATAGTAATACAGGAACAACAGCATATGCTACCCAATCAGAAGCACAAGCAGCAGATGCTGGTGGATCAGTAACTAGTACATATTATATAGGAACACTCGTACCTAATTGGCTTAGAGATCAAAATGAAAGAGTATTACTCATGGGTGCTCTTGCAGAAATATTTGCATTTACACAAGAAGATGATCAAGCTCAAAAATATGGTACAATGTTTTATAATGAGATAAAAGAATTAAATGACGAAGATGGAAAGAGGAATGCATCTGGTGGTAATCTACAAGTAAATTTTAATGGAAGAGGGTTAATATAATGACAACTGCAGCAAGACCTGGACAGTTTACAGGTGCAACAGATAACTCTGCCAATGGTGGCTTGTTTGGTGATACTAAAATAGATGGTATTCCTGATTTAGTCGGTGCAGACGTCCTCGCAGCTCAAACAGCTGCAACCAATGCAAAAACATCAGAAACAAATGCCGCAACAAGTGAAACTAATGCAGCTACAAGTGAAACTAATGCTGCCACTAGTGCTACCAATGCAAGTACAAGT